CTAGATGTGGGCTACTATATCAGATTCTTGCTTATACTCTTCAACTTTCTGCTTAACGTATGAAGAGTACCAAAATACATCTTTTTCACTTACGCGAATGGGTTGTTTGATTTTTCCAGAATTTACCCACTCATAGAACTTATCCTTCTGGATCGATAGAAGGTACATAAATTCTTTAGCACGTACACGACGATCAATTTCCATTACCCCTCCTTACTTTCCGCTTTCTTTATCTACTTCCAAACTGACTTTTGAGCCTGAAAAATCATTGTTATTGATAACGATCGGCTTGAAGTGAGTCAGAACAAAAAGCACCAGATAAGCTATTGAAACTGCATATACAAAACTATCGGTATATTTACCTGTTCGTACTAATGCAATTCCAAAAATAGCCATAACTAATAATAGAAAACTGTATTTTTCACTCATCCCCCAACTCCCTCAATCTTCATAAAAGTAATCCAATGTGTGTTACTGCGCTTTCCGCTAATGTGTCCAAACAATGGTTTTTGATCTGTCAGTTCTAAAAGTTCACTTACTTTGATCTGTGTTTCATTCCATTTGAAAATTAAAACACCGCCATTGGCCAACACTCGAAAGCACTCTGCAAAACCTTTACGAATATCTTCGCGCCAATCTTCTGACAACTTTCCATACTTGGCAGCTAACCAACTTTGTTTACCAGCCTTCACTAGGTGAGGAGGGTCAAACACAACCAGAGTAAATTGGCCATCCTTAAAAGGCATGTCGCGAAAGTCCATCATCACATCCGGATCAATCACTAAAGAGCGCCCATCACACAAGGTATGTTCTTCTTTTCGAATATCGCCATAGACTACATTTGGATTTTGACGATCAAACCACATCATGCGAGAGCCACAGCATGGATCTAAAATTTGTGCATTCATCCCCCAGCTCCCGATTCAATATCCAGCTTCATTGCACCTTCCTCTGGATATTCGGTCATCCAAAAGTAATAGCCTTTGCCACTGTGCCCATCTTCAAAAAATTTAATAGTTAGTTCAGTTTCAAGTTGATCTAAATCATTTTCACCATCTGGATTTACAAATTCGAGAAGGCCTTTTAATTGGTGACCATTAAGAGTTATGCTCATTGTTCAGCTCCCGATTCGCTTGCTACAAATACCGTTCCGTCTGGATCTACATTCATTTCTTTGCATAAGAGAGTTGCGGTTGTAGATCCAAGCCCGACCATCTTAGAAACATGAGACCAGTTTTCACGTGTCTTCACTACTTTTGAACTCTTTAACGATCTGCGTAGCAAATCAAGCAAATCAAACTTGAATACCTCATCATTTCTTTGTAGGGTGACGATGTGTTCTGGCACCGCCTGAGCTTTGGCTTTTTGCCATAAATCCCATCCATAATTAATTTCGGCTAGGGCAGATAGGTTAATTTCAGTTAGTGGCAAATGAGCATGTAAGCAATATGCATTGGTTGCCTCATCAAATTTGACTATCTTGAAAACCTTGTCACTGTGTTGAGCTTCAAACTCACTTCTTAACTTATTCAAATCTGTCATGTCATCACCCAATTACTGTAAATTTTAAATTTTTTAAGTTAATAGCAGTCATCTTGTTGCAGTGCTGACACTTGGTTCTAGCTCTTTTCTTAAGCTCATCAAGGTCTTCACTAATCTGCTTTTTCTGCTCTGTAATCTTTGTTTGTTGTCGGGACCAATATTTCATAGTGTCTTTGATCCACATCACAGGATTTACTTTTGCTCCGCACTTCATGCATGTAAGTTCCAAAGCTTTTGTGTCAATTTCAACTTGGGCATGCTGACACTTACGCAGATTTGTTCTTGGAAAAGGAACAACATTTTCTTCGACATTCAAAACGATATGATCTTGAAAAGGGTAGTTCATATTCCCTCTGTATTCTTGATCTGTCATGCTGCCACCTTCGCTTTAATGCGCTCTTGATATAACTTTGCGTAGTACTCTTGAGCATGTGGAATTTTGTCTTTGATCTTTTGAATCATTGCTTCGTCACGTTTGTAGGTGACAGTTGTTAAACGTTCTCTTAAATCAATACGCTCGACTAAATCAATTAGCTGCTCTCGATCATCCCAATCATTTGTCAACTCGATAGGGCAAGGGAGTAGCCAGAAATCAACCATTGCTTGTTCACAGTCGTAAAGCCACATGTAGCCTTGCATCTGCCAGTCATAGCCCGCCTTCTTCGCCTTTTCTTCTGCTTCATCTTGAAAGAATGGGTGCGTGCCAATATCCCAAGTACATTTAGTGTCGAGGATCAATTTATTGTTTAAATCGAGAACATCACACTCACCAGTAATTAATTCATTTTCCCAACGGCCTTGATGTTTTAAGTACTGACGAAAACGAACCTTGCCAGACAGGCTAATTGCGACTTCTTCAAGAGCATTGCCCTTAGCTGTGTACTGGTTGCCTTTGAAAGACTTGAATGTGGTCAAGTCCTCCTTAACGATTGTTCTGATCTCAGTCTTAGCTGTATCGCTAAGAACTGAGCCTTTAGTTTTAGGGTCGCCTACAAGCTTATGAAGACTTGAGCATCGGAATAGCTTCATAGTGCATTTACCTCAGCTATTTGTGCATTAGTAAGTGCATAGCCTTCTAATACATACTCTTTAGTAACTGCATCCGCTTTGATTTGCTCTAGGAGAACTGGAAACTCATTGTCTGGTACAGTTGGTTTAACTTCCTGAACTTCTCCAACTTCCTTCACGGTGACATTTTTAAACCAGTCTTTAGGTGAGCTCATTCCATCACGTAAGCTAGTGAAAATCTTGCGAAGCGCAACGATATTGGCTGCCGTGATAGCATCAAGACGACGCTGAATGTAGTCTTCAATGTCTTTCTTCGTGACATTAAATTGCTCAAAGGCTACAACAAGTTTTTGCACAGCTTCTGGTGAAGTATCAGCACTTGCATGGATTGTCTTTTCGCACTGATTAACAGCATCATCAATTACATCACCGGGTATTACACCTAAGATGCATGCACGTAGACGACGAGCACCATTGTTTGCAACCAATTCATAAATATCGCGTGGATCTGTTAATTTTTTAGATCCATTACGTGTATAGCGAATATGTGGGACCTGAAATACCTTTGTTTGACGGGTATTTGTCTCAACATCCCAAGCAAATGCTTCAACCGTAGATTCGCCATTTTCAGAAGATAATTCACGGATACCGTACTGAATATTTCCCCAATTCTGAGCAAGCATTTCTGCAAGTCGAATTGATGGACCAGTAACTGAACTACCACCACGAGCATAAGAATAAACAGCCGATTGAGCTAAACCGGGACGCTGGCAAGCGTTCATAATCCGGTCATAAGCTTCAATTGGGTTACGTGGGAACTGCTTAGCAATAACCAAAGCAGCTTGAACCTCTGCAATTGCACGTTGACTATCAGATTGAACTGTAGACATTGCTTGAGTTGTAGGAGCAGCTACTGCAAAAGGGTTTTGTCCTGAGTGTTGCACTGGCGCATTCATAATCTTCTCCTAATTCTTTGGTGGTTCTGGTAGTGGCATCCAATGACTAGGAGCATCCTTTTCAAAGTTAGCCCAATAGTGATTAAGGTCTTCATCACAAGTCATGTAATCCATTTCAGGTTCAACCTCTGGCGCATCTTCCCAACAAATTAAAACCGTTGTGTCTAATGGAGGTTCTTGATCTTTGGCGCTATGCCAAACATTAGTTTTTGAACGCTCAAGCCACGACTCAAATGCCAGATTTGTAGGATTAAATTCATATTTGCCATTTTCATCTCTATCTAGAGGACCTAGACAAAACTCAGACATCACTTCATAGGCTTCTGTTTCAACAATTGCCTCTTCAAAGGCTTTTCTTTCTAGTTCTATATCCATCACCCACCTCTCAACTCATTTCTAATTTCTGCCAATCTTTTTAACGTTTCGCTTAAGTAGGCGATCTTTGTCTTAATAGAGAACTGATCGCTTAGCTCTAATTGGATTTGCTCAGTACCACGACCTACATAGCGAAGATGTATCCAATTACCCCCATCAGTGATGACTGTGTCTTTCTCACTTGAAAGTGGAAGCAGGGCATTTACAGAATCTTTAATAAGATTTTGAAGTCTTGATACTTCGATAATTTCAGGATGTGCATTCATAACATTCACCATGGAGCGCTTAAATGCGCTCTCTAATCCCTGATTCAATAAGGTCTTTAATTTCAACTACGTCTAAACGATCAACGTAAGCTAAGACCTCGCCATCTTCGTCATAAACGCGAATGTCTTTAATCTCGTTAATTTCAACTTCACGCCAAGCTTGATAGCCGTTGCCATCAATTGAGTACTGAGCATCAAAATCAACTTCTAAAGTGAACTTTTCATTTGCAGTTTGAAGTACTGCTTGTTCATTTTCAGGGTCGATTGATTCAACTTTGAAAGGAGCTGCAACCGTTACAGGTTCGTTGTTAGCAGGGGTGAAAGCATAAGCAGCAGTTAGAGCACTAACTACTCCTACGAATCCCATGGATTTGACTATGTTGGCTTTTATATTCATACTTATCTCCGCATTAGATGCAAACCGCCTAGACTTCGACCCCTATGGCGGTTTTTGTTTATAAGGTGAGTAAAGCATACTTTACCTTGCATACATTGTAAAGCCTACTTTACTAATTATTTTTAAGTACACTTTACTTTTTTGTATGGGCAATAAAAAAACCACTATATGCATAGTGGTTCGGACGAAGCGATTTAGAATTTATTTAGTTAAGTCTTTTGCAATTAACCATTCTTTTTTATCTACATCATATTCAGGCTCTAATAAAGCCAAAATATAACCTGACGCCTCAAATTTAAAATGTTCTTTTGATGGACTGACAAACCCCCAATAAACTAAGTCATTTTTACCTAATGAGTTTTGATACTTATCATTAATTCCAGCAACTAAAGTTGTACCTTCACTATTTGCCAATTGAACTAAAAAACCTTGGATAGAGTTATTATTATGAATAACTTCTTGAATTATCCCAAAACTCATTTGATTTTTTTCAAATAAAGGCTTGTGGATGGTAGTTGCAAAAGAAAAGGCTGACAGATTGTCCTTAAAAATTAATTTTTCCCCAGATGGTTTTTTATAAAAGACCCACCTTTTAATTTTTAATAATAAGAAATACCCCCAAGAAAGCAGAAAGCCAATCGGTAGAAAATACAAAAATAAATGAAAGAAAAAGCCATCTCTTTTTTGAGGAAAATATTCAGGATTTAGTATTTGGTTTAAATCTAAGTTCTCTTTATAAACCCACGATAATAAAGAAATAATCCCTACTGTTAAAAATAAGATGCCTATCCTCTGAATTGGCTCTTTCGAGCCAAATTCCCATATTTTATTTAATCCATTCACTTATATTTCCTCATGTGTAAGACCATCACACCTATAATTGATATATTGTGATTAAGTGATGAAAGTGTTGGGTAGTCTGGATTTAAAGGAACTAATTCAAAAATTTCCCTTCCAAAATCATCATATCCAATTACTCGATACTTCTTGAAAGTTGCCTCATAGTCACCGTTTTGAGCTACCACAAAAGAACCGGGCTGAGGCATTAATGCTGTGTCGATTGTTAAAAGATCACCTGGTTTAAAGTCGGGCAACATACTGTCCCCTTGAACAGTTAGGCTAAACACACTTTTTTCTTTTGCTGATTTATAAGTTGTATAAGTTTCACCTATTGGATTCACCCCATCGTAGCCAACAGAGTGGAATAATCCTGCCTGTACATAATCAAGCACTGGGATTTTACTAATTTCATCATTATTAAATATTACATTTGCATTCGATTTATTATCTAGCAGCATTGGGGCACGTTCGCCAGCAAGCCATTTATGGTTAACACCTAAGAATTCTGCTGCAAGAGTCAAGTTACTACCATCCAGTTCTTTTGTTGGTCCATTAAACCACTGACCAACACTTGCTTTACTTACTTTACAGAATTCAGCCATTTCTGTGTTTTTTAGTTTTTTATTACGAGTTGATTCGTAGTGCTTTTTGGCTTGATGCATGCGTTCTTGAAGCGAAGACATAATAAAAATTCCCAAATTAGTAAAGCTAGCTTAACTTTTTATAAGTAAAGTTTGCTTGATTTCATTAAGTAAAGTATGCTTTACTTGTCTTTGTTTACTGGAGTAAAGAAAGTGCAAGTACTGATGAAGAAAAGTGACGCCATTCAGGCGTTCAAAACCAAAGTCGGTGTGGCAAAAGCAATTGGAATTAGTAAACAAGCAGTTAGCTTATGGGGCGATATGGTTCCTGAAGGTTCGGCCTCTAAATTATTGCTTGTAAATCCCAACATCCCACACACGATCAAAGCGGCTTAGGTGGTGACATGGCCGAGAAATTAACCGCAAGTGTCACCTTTAAGTGCACGGAAGAAATGAAAATCAAATTAGAGCGTATTGCGCGTTCTAGAAAGTTAAACGGCTCATCAGAGCTAATGCGTATAGCTGCCATGGACATAATCTTCGAGGTTGAGGAGATGCTTAATTGTCTACAAATGCCTATCGATCTGACCACAGTTACCGAAGATACAAGGAATACACCTGAGCCGTTTGAGCTTGAGCTGGCACCAAATCCACATAAAACACAGGCACAAAAAAAGCCCAATTGTCGCAACCAATTGAGCCTTATTTGCCATTCCACTGCAAAGCAATGAAATGAGAACTGAAATATGAATTTAGCACATAAACATGACTCACCACAAGGTGAAGTTATCCAGTTTCCAAAACAAGAGCGACAAGTTATGTCAAAGAAAGAAGAAGGCTATACAAGATTGCCTAACTCTTTAATTGACGAGCAAATAATGGCGCAATTAAGCGACAAGGCATTTAAATGTTTGATGCTAATAATTCGTCAGACTTCTGGTTTTAATCGCAACTCAGACAAGATTGCTACTACGCAATTTCAAGAAGCGTGCGGTATCAAAAAAACAGATAAGGTCTATGCCTCAATTAAAGAACTTGAACAGAAAAGTTTAATCAAAGTTGAGCGCAAAACTGGCGGATTAAACACCTATTTTTTGCTAGAAAACCACTCCCAAAAAAAGGTACTCCCTGAAAATGGGACTACTCCCAAAAATGGGGAGGGGACTACTCCCAAAAATGGGGAGGGGACTACTCCCAAAAATGGGGAGGGGACTACTCCCAAAAATGGGGACACTACAAAAGAAAATATTAAAGAAAACTTTAAAGAAAATACATGTAGCGAAAATCCAGTCGATGCAGTCCTAAAACTTTGGACTCCAAAACTCGATTCATTGAATGCTTGGTTGCAAAGATCAGGTATCGCAAAAATGACTCAAGCCGAGGTTGATGGTTGGTTACTTGAGATCAACGGGTATTACTCAACAAAAATTCAGGCAGGTCTGCTTACAGATACCCAAATGTACACAAACTTTGTGAAGTGGATTAAACGCAACTTCTCAAGTCGTAAGCCTGCACAGCCTCAAACATCACGCAACGTAAACGATGCTTGGGCTAATAACCCAGTTCAATACACCAAGACGCTTGAAGAAGCTGAAATACCGGAGGACTGGGGATGAACGCAATGCTTAATCCAGAAGTTATTCAAGGTTCAGGTTTCTGCACTAAACACAACACGAAAGAAATCATCATGGGAGGCTTCCAAGGCTGTCCACAATGTGCAATCGAATATGTGAATGCAGCAAACAAGCAACATGATTTTGAAGTTCAGAAATCTGTACGTGAAAAACACTTTGCAGGTGCAATGATTCCAGATCGCTACAAGGAAGCAGGATTTAAAAACTATCGTCGTGATCATGACGGGCAGATTGAGGCTTACAACCTAACTACAGCGTATGCACGTGAAATTTTAAAGGGCGAAGTAAAAAATCTGGTCATGGTCGGAAGTACCGGAACAGGTAAAACACATTTGGCGTGTGCAACTGCAAGAACGCTTTTAGCGAAAGGCAACTATGCGCGCTACATCACAAGTGAAGAATTGGCTCAACGCATCATGAAAGCGTGGGACAAGGACACAAAAGATCAATCAGAGCAATCAGTAATTTATGAGTTCACGACATATGACTTGCTCATTCTTGACGAGTACGGATTGCATGACCGTGATAAGCGCTTAGAGCTTGTGCACAAGGTTCTTTACTCACGCTATGACGCATGCAAGGCAACCATGCTCATTTCAAACATGACACTTGAACAACTCAAAAACGATTTGGGTGATCGCCTTTGGTCACGTTTCCAACATGGCGGACTCACAACCATTGAGTGCAACTGGAAAGATGCGAGGGCGGTATGACACTAACTGAAATTAGATTTCGATTGAAAACAATCGCAGAGAAAAGAAACCGACCTTACTTCGACATGATCGTAGTGCGTGAAGTGCATGAGGCATTCAAAAATAACACCTACCACGAACTAAAAAATTATGTTTTGGCAGAAATGGAAGTCTCGATTTTAAACATGGTGGAGCTTGGGTCATGAACTACAAGGAAATGATGGCATTGCGTTGTGCGTATAACCACGGCTTAAAAACAACAGAAACACGTAAAGCAGCTTGTCTGTACATAAAGCTTAGAAGAGCTGGTCTTTTAGAACAATTTAAGACCCAACAACAAGGGGCTAAATCATGAGAATGACTGAACAGCAGTATGAATCGATTCAAAACAAGCGAAATAACGCAGAAAAACGCGCACTACAGCTCGATAAAGGAAAAAGTGATGCAAGGGTACTAGGAAGATTAAAACAAGGCGCTATGAACAAAACAGAGCGCAAATATAACGACTACCTAGAAAGCAAAAAAATGAAGGGTGAAATCCTTTGGTTCAAGTTTGACTGTATCAACCTTCGGTTAGCTGAAAAGACGTTTTATAAGCCTGATTTTTTCGTACTTACAAGTGATTTTGAGTTGCAAGTACATGAGGTCAAAGGCCACTGGGAAGATGATGCGCTAGTAAAGATCAAAGTAGCTGCCGAATTGTATCCATTTTCATTTAAATCTGTGCATTGGAATACGAAAAACAATGCATGGGATGTAAGACATTTTTAGGAGCGTGAGAGGTGAATATGCGTGTTGATAGTACAGCTTTTACAGACAACCCTCGCGCACGCGCGCGTTTTCTCGAAACTAAGAAAAAAGCCAAAGAATTCTTGCGCCAACGCCGAGGTTATAAGCGTCCAGACTTCAACCGCATGATTCTAGATTTACGCAACCTTGGATGGTCACACGAAAAGATTGCATACGTACTTGATGTGTCGGGGGGCAGCACTGTTTCGTCTTGGTCTACTGGATCCATTCCAGAGTACATACATGGTGAGCAATTCATCATGTTGTGGCAAGAACAAACAGGCTTAGAACGCGTACCTCGCGAAGGTGAGTGGCAAACATATAAATACGATATTGGGCAGCTTGATTTACTTGAAACGTTAGATGTATTCGCTGCTCAGTTAGATGAGGAATTACAACAATGAAAAATAGATTACAGGTAGGCGGTTTGGCTTTGATCTTGAATAGCATAGTGCCTCATATGGTTGGTGAGACTGTAAAGCTTGAGAAGCATGTAGGTATTAGACAAAGCACTATAACAGGCTGGGTGGGAGACTCATGGGTTGTGTCGCTAGGTGAAGCGCTTTTCTACATCCGCTCAGATTGGCTTATGCCCATAGGCGACGACAAAGGGATCGAACTCTACGGCTTGCGAGAAGAGATCATGACTAGACATGACAAGGAGTGCGCTCAATGAAACCAGAACAGTTTATTCGTGAGCAGGGTTTGCCAGAGGCTAAACGAATTTTAGAAGAAGCCCCAAAGCATTCTCAATTCGTAATCCCTTGCTTAGATGGCGAGATGTACTTTTCACAACGTGAAGATGATGGCAAGTGGTTTAAATGGAGCACTGGCTATAGCAAATGGCTCGAATACTTTGGGAAATGTAATCCACTTGATTTGGCATACAGCCTTTCCGACCTCAAACGTCTGGTTAAGTCACTTGGAATAATTGATGAGTTAGGCGGCATTGAAGAAGTTAAGCGGATTTATAGCGAAAGGCCATTTGAGTTTGCTTATTCGGATTTAGGGCAATCAATCAAAGATCACGAATCAACATACGGAGGCGGGGATGAGTGAGTTTAAAGTCGGGGATTGGGTTTTTACAAATGATGATGTGACTCCTTATGTATATGAAATTATTTACAAGAAAGGTGAGCATTACAAATTAAGGTCTAAAAATGGGGTGCGGTATTGCAGAGAATGGCGCATTGATCGACATGCTACAGAAGGAGAAATTAAAGCCGGGTACAGAGCAGAAAGCTTTGAATTTGACAAATACTGGTATGGGCAAAGTGAAGCTGATGCGATCAAAGAGCATGAAGCCTTGCAAGATGAGTTGATTCATGGAGGAGCAGTTTTTGTTGGTGACAATTCAAACATAGTTCAAATGGTAAAAGATGCAGTTGAACATGGTCACGGCTTTGCAAAGGTGTCAATTGAAGGTGTTGAGCATGTATCTATTGCACATGTGATCAACCCCTTTCCAGGTGAAGAATTAGGCGACGACTTCCCCATAGAAAACCACATCAGTCCACATTGCCAATCGAGGGACGTTTGAGATGAGTGAATTTGAAGAATATTACAAAAACAGCGAATGGTTCGGAACATATGAATCAGACTTAATGATGAAAGAAGCTTTTGAAGCTGGTCAGCAGTCACAGCAAGCGAAAGTGGAGGAGCTGCAAAACGATGTTTCCATCATGCTCGCATCACATAAAAGAATGTCGGTGGGTCTACTTCAACAACAAGACAAGATTGAAAAGTTGATCAAAGAGCGTGACGAGCTGCAAAAGCGGGTGAATTCTTTAGAACAAATTCTAAATAAAGCAACCGAGGTGGTGGATCTCAATATTGAGACAGTAGAGCAAAGCAGAGATAAGGCTAAAGATATGCAATCACGCAACTACTCAGCATCAATGCTTTATTTTCTCAAACCGATTCGCAGAGTGTTAGAGCAAGCGCTCAAGGGGGAAGGATGATTTTTATCGAGTTTAGATTGTGCTTGCCTTGGGTTTATGTCCGACATGAGTTTGGGCATGAATCTTTTGACAAGATGATTCGCATAGATATGGGATTCTGCACAATATTCATCACCAAGAACAGTAGCCGATTGACTAAAAACTTAGAGCATTTTTTACATGGTGTTGGGGCAGAACAATTGCCTCAATACCGCACTCAGATTAAAGCAATCAAGTCAAAAGCAAGAGTTCAGGCTGCTAAAGATAAAGAACAGTGCATAGAGCGCCTGATTGCTGACAATCAAAGACTTGTCACTCAGTACAGTGAGTTAAATCGAAAACTATCTAGCTACAAGAACCTAGCTTATGCAGTTCGCAATATTAAAGAAGTTGATATTGAGGAGCTAACTAAATGACCACATTCAAAGAGGCTCAACAAGGTATAACTCATGAGGAAATATCCATAAATGCACCAGTTGGGAGTACAGGATATATATTTCTAGGAGGTGTCCTATTCTATGTTTTAGATAAGGGGGATGAGAGATTTGTGCAGTCTAGTATTTACCCACACTGGCAGAAAGTAGATAAATATGAATTAAGCATTATTCCACTACATTAATCACCCAACAAACCCCAACTTAATAAACACAACACTAGCCCTATTCACAACGAATGGGGCTTTTTCATGGCTGCTAAACGAGAAATTAAAACACCAGGTGTGACTGCTGAGCCGAATCAAGAACAACAAGCACAAACACCAAATGCAACCCAAGACACTTCTACTAAAGATCAGGCTGACGCGGCTTTAGGTCATATCACTGGTGGTGATGATCAAAACACAGGTGAAACTGGTCCATCTCAAGAAGAGCTATTGCGCCAAGAGTTAGAGCAGATGCGCGCTCAAATTGCCGAGCTAAAGAAGTCTACGCAACCAGAAGCGCCAAGTGCCGCTGGTGTAGCACAGCCTAAAAAACGCATTTCTGTTTTGACTGAAAAGGGCTGGTCAACTAAGGAGGCGGACTAATGTGCGGAGGCGGATTAGGAAAACTCCTTTCATCTGTGACTGACATGGTTGGGCTTACAGATACCAAAGGCGCTTCAAAAGGTTTTGATGCAGAAGCAGCAGATGCAGCCGCTAAAAACCAAGCTCAATTAGATGCAAATGCAGCAACGGCAGAGCGTCGTAAACGTAATGCTTCAACTGTTTTGGCGTCTGCTACAGACAACCAAAAGAAAACAACTTTAGGCGGCTGATATGAGTGAGCTAGTAGCAAGGTTATGCAAACGCTTAAGCGAGCTTAAAGCAGCGAGAAACCGCTTAGAACCGCATTGGTCTGAGTGCTATCGCTATGCGGCCCCTGAGCGTCAGCAATCGTTTATAGGTGATGATGTAACAGATACACGTAAGACACAACGAGCTGAGCTATTAGATTCAACACTATCAGAAGCAACGCAATTACTTGTATCGAGCATCATTTCAGGTACCACACCAGCTAATGCGTTGTGGTTTAAAGCTGTGCCGAATGGTGTTGATGATCCAGCCGAGCTCACAGACGGTGAGAAGTGGCTTGATGAGGGATGTCAATTCATTTGGCGCAATATTCACGGTGCTAACTACGATAGCGAAATCTTTGATCTAGTTCTCGACTGCGTGGTTGCTGGTTGGGGCGTAATGTATGCCGATGTAGATCGTCATGCAGGTGGCGGCTATGTATTCCAGACATGGGATATCGGGCAATGCTATCTAGCTTCAACACGTCAAGATCAGAAAGTTGACACGCTCTATCGTGAATATGAAATGACGATGGCCTCGTTAGTCAATGAGTATGGCGTAAACAAGGTCAGTGAGAAGGTCCGCAACACTTACAAGTCTAAACCAGATTGCAAGGTTAAGGTTTTGTGGGTAGTTGAGCCGCGCAAAACTGGATACATCAAAGATGATCGTCAGTTGATGCCGAAGGAAATGCCTTTTGCGTCATATCATGTTGAAGTTGATGAAAAAATTGTTCTACGTGAGACAGGCTACAACGAATTTCCTTTTGTAATTCCACGCTTTAGAAAGATTCCAAATTCAGTTTATGGGACTGGGCAAGTCTCTATTGCTTTGCCAGACGCTAAAACAGCTAACAAGTTAATGCGTGATACGTTGCGTAGTGCTGAAATTTCAACTCTAGGCATGTATGCAGGCGTTGATGATGGCGTTTTCAATCCGAGAACTGTGCGTCTTGGCGGTGGAAAGATCATTGTCGTTAACAATGTGGACTCCTTGAAGCGTATTGATGATGGCAAAGGCTATCAAGTTGGCGTTGATTTGTTAGCTCATCTTCAAGGTGCAATCCGTAAAAAGATGATGGCAGATCAGTTACAGCCTGCTGATGGTCCGGCAATGACAGCAACCGAAGTGCATGTCCGTGTTGACTTAATTCGTCAGCAATTAGGGCCGCTGTATGGCCGTTGGCAAGCTGAATTATTAACACCTTTGTTAGAGCGCACTTTTGGTCTTGCTTATCGTGCAGGTGCAGTTGAAGCGGCACCAAAAGAAATGCAAGGCCGCAACCTTTCATTCAAGTTTATTTCTGCTTTGGCCCGTTCACAGCAACTTGAAGAAGTCACAGCAATTGAGCGCTTCTTGCAAGGGCTTTCAGCAGTAGCAGAGTTAGACCCTTCAATCCTAGACAACGTAGACATGGATGCCGTAGCGCAAGTTTCAGGCATGGGCTTAGGTGTGCCTACAGCAATTCTACGTACTCAAGATCAGATCGATGCAATTCGTAAGCAACGTCAGGAAGCACAGCTACAAGCTGCACAACAAGAACAAGAGCAGGCTCTAGCACAACCAATCGCCAATGCAGTTGGTAAGGGCCTTGAGTCTGAATTAACTAGTGAGATACGACAATGATTAATGTCCTTTTTGTAGTTGCAGTTCTTGCCTTTATCGTGGCTGCTGCATTCGCCCTAGCTTACAAAGTTAGTGGTGAGGAATGGGAAGAAAAGTATTGGGCTGAGAACCGCTTGCACTTAGATACCACCATTCAATTGGCTAAGTCACAAGAGGAATTAGAGAAAGCCAATTCACGCATTCAGCAGCTTGAAGAAAGCCTCCGCAACAAGGAACAGAAGCCCGAAGAAGTTGGAACTTTTGTTCAACACAGAGCATTGCGCCCAGCAACGCCAGAGACATATCGGGTTGTTTTTGATCTGGATCTGAACGGGCAACGCATTCTTGAGCATCTCACCCAAAAGTATTGCCGCAATGCCTTCTCAAATACAGACCGTGAAACCAATTACAAGCTTGGTCAACAAAGCGTTGTGGCTGGAATCATCAATGAAATCAACAAAGCAAATGACCCAAATTACAGTGAGGTAGAGAACGATGCTTAATGAACAACAAGAGACAAACACAGAAAACGTTCAAGCAACTGAACAAACTCAAACAACGCCTGTGGATACAGCAACGCCACCAGTTGAGAGTCAAACTCAAGAGCAGAAACAGCCAGAAGCTGCGACAGAAACCAAGCCAGATATTCCTGAGTCTGCGGATGCTTACAAAGTGGAGTTGGAAGGCTTTGATTTCGATGCATTCAAATCTAATGAAGATAACAAAGCTTTTTTAGAAAGCGCTCATCAAGCTGGCGTAACAAATGAACAAATGGCTGTAGTGATGAAGGCTTACGAGCAGCACACAGCCGTGCAAGTAGAAGCTCTTCAACAGGATTGGGGTGGCGATTACGAAGCTAACTTGCGTTTCGCTAATCAAGCAATTCAAGCGGCTGGGCTGCAAGTTGCGGATGTTGATTCTCCAACATTCGGTATTCGTTTAGCTGCCTACTTTGGCAAGGCATTACAAGAAGATATGCCGCCTCAAAACACCCAACAAAGTACTACTGAGAGTATTCAAGAATTGACAGCATCAGAGGCGTACATGAATGAAAGTCATCCTGACCATAAGCGTGTTTATGCCCAAGTTCAAAGTTATTACCAAAAGACATATGGCTAGGGGGCTAACCAATGGCGAATGAAAATAAAATCACGGCAGCGTTTGTAATTCAGTATCACGATACTTATGAAATTGCAGCAATGCAAAATGAGTCTCGATTGCTGAAGACTGCTGTAAACCGTGGAAAAATTCAGGGTGAATCATTCACTATCAACGATATGGGACAGGTTGAAATGTCTCCATCTGGTAACCGTTTCGGTGATACCACGTGGACCATTCCAGATGCAGGTGTACGTACTGCATTAATGGCAGATTATGACTTGTTCATCCCAATTGAAAGCCGTGATTTACCAAAACTTAAAGCTGTACCAACTGATAAATACATGAAGAACTTGATTAATGCGCGTAACCGCAAAATCGATGACATCATTTATCAAGCTCTTGTTGGTGGTGTAACACGTACTACTGTAAACGATGCTGGTGTTAAGTCTACTGCTACTGTGAACTTGCCGGCTGGTCAGATCATTCTTTCAGGCTTCGGAACTTTGAAACAGCAAATCATCAAAGCTAAATCAATCTTCCGTGCAAACGAATGTGATGAGCATAACGGTGAAACACTAAACATCATTTACACCGCTTCAATGCTTGAAGACATCTTAGGTGATACTACATTGACTTCTGCTGATTTTATGGCGGTTAAGATGCTTCAAGAAGGTGCTGTAGCTGGTAAGTGGTTAGGTGTGAACTGGATCCCTTACGAAAAACTTAACAATGGCGCTGGTGGTGCTACCGAAAAACGTACGGTGATGTATACAAGCTCAGCCGTTCATTTTGGTGATGCTGATATTACTGGCTTCGACATTTCAAAACGTCCAGACAAAAAGAACATTTCACAAGTAGGTGGTGTTCATTCATTTGCGGCTGGCCGTGCAAACGAGCAAAAAGTAGTTGCTATCGATTACTTAGTGTAAGTGCTTTCACCCCACTGTTAGGGCAGGCGGTGGGGTGCTTTTTATACTCAACAAAACACATCAAAACCCCGAAGAAACTATCCAAAAAGCTTCGGGGTTTTCTTATGTCTGTATCTAAAGTCACTATTTGCAATAACGCATTGAGCATGATTGGCGGGCAGCAAATTGCTAGTTTTGAGGAAGATTCAAAATTAGCTCAAACGTGCCGTAATATCTATGACACTACGCGTTTATCAATACTGCGCTCACATCCTTGGTCATGCGCCAAAAAACGTCAAATTCTATCGCCAATTTCTACCTATCCAAGCTTTGGCTATGCTCATGCATTCCCACTGCCTAGTGATTACGTTCTGATTATTTCGGCTAACACTGAATGCTATGAAGTAGAGAACCGTCATATCTTGGCAAATGCTGAAGTAATTCACCTTGAATATGTTTTTGACAATGATAACGAGCAAACTTGGGATGCAATGTTGGTTGAAGCCATGACGTACAAAATGGCATCTAAACTTTGTAAGCCAGTAACGGGGAGTGACGCGGCGGGGCAATCAGCAGAAGCACAATTCCAGTTTTTGATTAAGCAAGCACGTACCGTGAATGGTCAAGAGCGACCAAGCCAAGACGTTCAGTACGCTGAATCAAGTTACTATTGGGAGCGCTTCTAATGAGACAGTGGATCCTAAAAAATAACCTGAGTTCTGGTGAGTTAAGCCCGTTACTTTGGACACGCACAGACATTCAGCAATACGCAAACGGTGCAAAAAAATTACTTAATGCATTACCTTTGGTTGAAGGCGGAGCAAAGAAAAGACCAGGCACAAAGTTCCGTTCTATTTTTGCAGGGGCATTACGTTTAATTCCGTTTATTGCAAACTCAGAAAACACCTATTTGCTTATTCTCGGTGTGTCCTTCCTCAAGGTTTACAACCCAAGAACTTACGCAGTTGTTTATGAAACTGTGACACCTTACAACACGGCCCAAAAAGTACGTGAAGTACAGTATGCACATACTAAATACCGCATGTATTTTGTTCAAGGTGATACACCTGTACAGCGTTTACTGTGTTCTGCCGACTTTACTAACTGGCAATTTGCGGCTTTTACCTTTGGTGTAAACCCTAATGATGAGTTAGGCAGTACTCCAAACGTAGCTTTGTCGCCATCCGGTACAGAAGTTGGGAAAGTTATTTCATTAACTGCTTCATCGTTTCCAAACTGGACAAATACAGAGACTTACTTAACTGGTGATCGTGTTATTCATAATAGTAAGACTTGGCGCGCAACTATTGACAATAAGGGGGTAGAGCCTACTGCTACTGCAACACAATGGGAGGAAGTAACTAACGAAGCAGCAAACGTTTTTACACCCGCAAGTGTTGGTTCAATTGTTGAAATTAATGGCGGCCAAGTCAAAATCACGGAATATGTGGATCCATCCCGTGTGAATGGTGAAGTTCTGGTAAAACTTACATCCGATGTTCAGGCAATTGCTAAATCTTGGGTTTTAAAAAGTATCGCATTTAGTGCTGAGGCAGGCTATCCAAAGGCAGTATGCTTCTTTAAACAGCGATTGGTATTTGCCAATACAAAAACAAGCCCTAATCAGATGTGGTTTAGCCGAATTGGTGACGATGGCAATTTCTTAGAGACAACTCAGGATGCGGATGCTTTTAGTATTGCTTCAAGCTCAGCTCAATCTGACAATATTTTGCACCTGTCACAGCGTGGTGGTGTAGTTGCATTAACTGGTGGTGCTGAGTTCTTAATTAACTCTCAAGGTCCTTTAACACCAGCTTCAGCACAGATTGATGAGCACACTTCTTATGGTGTTCAGGCAAATGTTAAGCCGTGCCGCGTGGGTAATGAACTGCTTTTTGTACAACGTGGTGGTGAGCGTTTACGTGCAATGTCATACCGTTATGAAGTTGACGGTCTTGTCTCGCCTGAATTATCGCAAATTGCCCCGCACATACCTGAAAACCATGCTGGGATTAAAGAATTAACCTTCCAGCAAACACCAAACTCTATTGTATGGATTGTTATGGGTGATGGTGCAGTCTCAAGTATCACACTAAACCGTGATCAGGAAATGAATGCTTGGTCTCAGCATGATTTTGGTGGTCAGGTTTTATCTATCTGCGCCTTGCCAACGGGATTAGGTGAGGACCAGTGTTTCATGCTTACCAATCGCAATGGCTCTACAGTTTTGGAAGAGTTTAGCGAGTCTGCACAGAGCGATTGTGAATTTGATATCAATGTTACTAATGGCGTTGGGTCTATTTTAAATCTTGATATTCAGGTTTTAGATAATCCACTGGTTAATTTTAATAATGCGGATGGATATTTCTATTCAACTTACACAATTGATGGCACCAACATTAAGCTATCTAACACTGATCTAACCCAAACAGCACACCTTGGCCAACCATTTAAAACTGAAATTGACCTATTGCCACCAGACTTTAGCCAAGTACCAACAACTGCAATGTTTCATAAGATTCAGGTGCATGAAATGGCTATCTTTTTGAATGCGTCAGTTGGTGGATATATCAATGGTCAAGAGCTGTCGACCAAGTATTACAACCAATCAGCGTTTGTAAACTTGCCTTACACAGGTTATGTACTAGATTCATTTGTTGGTTGGCAATCATTGCATGAACTTGAGGTCAAGATAACACACGACAAACCTATGCCTTTACACATGCAAAGTATCTCTATGTTGGTATCAATTAATGAGAAATGAGATGCAAGTACGGGCAGCAAACCTAAATGATTTAGATACGCTTGTTGATTTCGGCAAGCGTCTCACCAAAGAATCGCCAATTTTTTCAAAACAAGGATTTGATGAGCAAAGCGCATCTGATCTATTCGAATATTTAATCAAAAAACATAACTCAATTTTTCTAGCCCTAGATGAATATCAAAATCCAGTTGGCACAGTCATCGGTGTTATTGAAACGGACTGGCGAACAGGGCACAAATTAGCTTTTGAACAAGGCGTTTATGTTCTTCCTGAGTACCGTAAATCTAACATTGCCAAGCTTTTAGTGAATACTTTCATTGGGTGGGCACAGCTTAAGAATGCTGACCGTATCCAGATTGGAACCATGACAGGCATCCATGCAGATAAAACAGTAAAACTCTATGAAAGCCTTGGCTTTAACTTGATTGGCTATGTTCTTGAGATGGAGGTTTAAGCATGTGCAAAGGTGGTGCTATTTCTTCAGGCCTTGAAGCCGTTGGCAATATCTCAAATGCGCTTATGGCAGACGCTACAGCTAAAGGTAATGCAAAAACAATTCAATCCGTTTCCAAAGTCCAAAGCAAAAAGATTAAAGAACAAGGGCAACGTGACGCATCAAGTGCTATGGCTGCGGCTGCTGAAAATGGTTTGGATGTGAATGTAGGTGCGCCAGTTGTAATCAGTGATGAGATTATCTCAGATGCTTCTTACAACGCCTTATTAAACCAAATGCAGGCAGGTTATGCGGCTGCAGATGTACGCCGACAAGGTAAGGCACAACGTAACAATTACGGCATGAAGGCAGCTAGCAACATCATTGATACTGCTGCTCAAGCATATGGTGGGTGGAAATAATGCGTATTCCTATTTCTCGTGGTCGTGAAGCGCCACAAGCTCAAATGCAATCGTTTACGCCTAACACTGGCTTAGCTGAAATTGGACGTTCTATTGGTGGGGCAATACAGGCACGTGATGACCAGCAACGTCAGCAAGAAGTTACAGCTAAAAACCTTGAGCTTTACAACAACCAACTTGCAGAAAAAGAAGGCAAGTTAAAGCTTGATGAGTCATTATCTACTGACTTCAATGACAAAGTGGTGGACATTAAAAACCGTCTTGGTAATGGTGTAATCACTACACAGCAAGCCGATGAAGAACTTAATACTTGGTCTAATGCTAAGTTTTCTGAGCTACAAAACAGTTTGCCGGGTCATGCTCAGGAAGATTTAAAAAAATACTGGGATAGCAACGTAACGCGCCAACGTGCTTCGTTCTTGCCTTTACAGTTGCGTGCAGATGAGCAAAAGGGCGGTGTTCTAGCTGATCGGTTCTTCGATGTGGCTACACGTATTGGTCGTGAAGCAGGCAAAGAATATCTTTTAAAAAACATTGTTGGCCTGCCATTGTCGGAAGCTCAGAAAAGTGAGCTCACAAATAAATATGAAACAACACGTGACATCACAGATATTAACTCGCGTATCACAACGGCAATTGCACAAAACAGTGTTGAAGGACTTCAAGAAATCGCTACAGGTCTAAAAGACTATAAGTTTATTGATGGGCAAACTGTTCAAAAGTATCAAACCGAAATCCAAAGCAAGATCACTACGCTGCAACAACGTCAGCAGGTGCAAGAGAACAAGCGTATTAACGAAGCTGAAAAGGTCGTTAATGAGTTTATTCAAAGTACTTTGACAGGTCGTCCATTAGACTTGAAATATCAAAATGATGTCGAACAGGCAGTTAAAGGCACGCCTTCTGAGGCTGAATACCAGTTTTATAAAAAACAATCTGCAGATTTCATGCGGTTTCAAGGCCTAACCACTGATCAACAACTTGCTGAGATCAACAGTCGTAAGGCAAAGATGAAGAATAGCTCATCCGCCGATCCAGTCGCAGAAAATAAAATCTTGGCGACCTACCAAAGCATTTACGATAACAAGCTTAAAACCGCTAAGGAAAACCCAACTCAAGCTTTACGTGAAAAAGGTATTGAGCTACCGGAAGTAAACCCATTAACACTAAAAGTTAATCCAAGTGATTTTGCTAAAAACATTGTGACCATTGGTTCTTATCAAGTAGCACAGCGTGATAAGGATCCAAATGCAACAATCAAACCTATCCCAAATGAAGCGCTACCAGCAGCTAAGCAGGCATGGGAAGACGCAAGTGTAGATCAAAAACTAAATTTAATTAGTTCTATGATTGAGCAAACCAAAGGCGTAAAGGATGGGGTAAAAATTTGGGGTGCTGCATTGGGCCAGTTAGGCGGAGGTAACTCAAACTATGTTATGGCAGGGGTAGCCAAAGCTAATGGCTATAGATCAACGGAAGGTCGAGAACTAGCAAACTCTATTGTTATTGGCACTCAACTTTTAAAAAATAAACAGTTAATTATGCCAAAAGAAGATGACATGAGAGAGGCTTTTAACAAATATGTGGGCCAGACATTAACTGGTACTAATGCGAATAATGCTTATGAAGTGTTTAAGGCAGTGTATGCGGACACCATGAATGAGCGTGGTTTTAGCCATAGTTCAAAAGATGAAGCGCCTAATAAAAAAATTCTTAACACCGCTCTAGGCATGGCTACTGGTGGTGTATATACACAGCCAACGTCATTCAGAAACTACAGAGGGGACAAGGTTTCAGATTGGAAAGTAACGAAGCCTTATGGAATTACTGATGATGCCTTTGAGGCTCAACTCGAAAAGGGCTATCAAACTATCTCTAAGCAAACTGGAATTAGTGTCAATAATTTAAAAGAGTTCCGCTTACGCCAAGGCAAGCCATCAAGTACAGGTGCAATTCAATACGACCTGATTAACGAGCGAGGGCAGCAATTGGTAGTTAAAAATGCTGTCTGGCGAATCACGATGGATGGGGTGACTAAATGACTTGGTATGACACATTTGCAGATGATGAGCAGAAGTCAGTAGAAGAACTCCAAAGAAAAGGGATTACTGGCAAGCCAACTGTTCAAAAGGAAGTTGGGATTTTCGATGGCGCTATCTCTTCACCTTTTCGCGGTATGGCAATTGGTCTTAACAAAGTTGGTGATGCAATTTCAGCACCGATTGATGCCGTCGTAGACCGTGTTAGCTATAGCCTGAAAGACGTTTCTACAAATGAATTTATTGAACCGTATGAAGAGTTCAAGGCTAAGCGTGAAAAGGCGCGTGATAATCTGGTTTATGGAACCATTGCTGACCTAGAAGACAAAGACAATACAGGCATTGTCGGGAATATTGGTGTTGGTATAGGTGATTATCTCTGGCGTGGTGCGCTGGGTGTAGCAACAAGTGGTACTTTAGGCGCAGCCACTCTAACAGGTGGTTCAACTGGTAATTATGTTTACACGGATTTAACCCGTAAAGGTGTGGATGAAAACACAGCTTTAAAAGTCGCTGGTGTTAATGCCGTTGGTGATGCGATTGGTACTGCTTTACCTATTGGCTATGGCTTCAAAGGTTCA